GAAGAGACCGGCGACGGCAAAACCTCGGCCAGCGCAATCCGCCGCGCCGAGCAGGGTCGCATCCGCTCAATCCTCATGCATCCGAAGGCCGAGAGCAATCCGGGCCTCGCCGCCGAGCTTGCCTTCGGTTCGAGGTTCTACTCGGCCAAGGAAGCGGGAGCGCTTCTCTCGTCTGCTTCGGCTGGCGGTTCGCGCCTTGCCGGTCGGATGGCCGGAAAGAGCCCAACTCTCGGCGCCGGCACACCGGGCGGCGGCAAGGCCACCGAGAAACAGGCGGTGATCTCCACCGTCCGCTCCACCATCCTGGCCCGTCACGGCCGTAACCGGAAGGATTCCTGATCATGGGAGAAGCAACCTTCGCCCCGAACGACCCGCTCGTCTCCGACGTTCCGGTCATCACCCGCAACATCACCATCGTCAGCGGTCAGAACCTCAAGCGGGGTGCTGTCCTCGGCAACATCACCGCATCGGACAAATACAATCTGTCCGCTTCGGCCGCTGCTGATGGGTCGCAGACACCCGCCCTGGTGCTGGCGACCGATTGCGATGCATCCGCCGGCGACGTCGTTGCCGCGGCTTACGCGAGCGGCGCCTTCGATTCGACGAAACTCATTCTGGGCGCCGGACACACGGCCGCTACCGTCGAGGCCGCTTTCCGCAAGGCAGGCGCTCCCCTCTACGTGCGCGTCCTGAAGTAAGCCCGAGACCGAAAGGACACCACACACATGGAAGAACTTCTCCTCTCCACCGCAGAACTCGTTGCGGTTCTGCCGCCTCGCGACCGCCCGGAAGCTTTCCTGCGCGATCGCTATTTCTCGACCACGGTCCTTTCCGACATGGAACAGATCGTCTTCGACAAGATCCTGCCGGATCGCGAGCTTGCACCCTTCGTCCATCCGGACGTTCCCGGCAAGGACTCGGCCAATCGCGGCTTCAAGGCGACCAGCTTCACGCCGGCTTACGTCAAGCCGCAGAATACGCTGCGCCCGGGCGGCAACATGATCCGCATGCCGGGCGAGCCGATCGGCGGCCGCAACTCGCCGGCGCAGCGCTACGCCTATAACCTAGCGACGATCATCGACGACCAGGACCAGCGGATCACTCGGCGCGAGGAATTCATGTGCTCGCAGGTCATCCGTACAGGTCAGGTGATCGTCGAGGGCGAGGATTATCCGACGCAGACGGTTAACTTCGGCCGCAACCCCGCGCTGACGATCGCACTCGCCGGTACGGCACGCTGGGGCGAAGTCGGTGTCGATCCGATGGACGATGTCGAAGCGTGGGCGCAGCTCCTCTCCGATACCAGCGGCTTCACTGCCCGCGAGGTCTTGCTCGGTCCCGGTGCTGCGGGCCTTCTGAAGAAGTCGCTGCGCTTCCTCGATGCGCTCGACAACCGGCGCCAGGATGGCGGCATCATGCAGCTGGGGCCGGTCAGCACCGGAGCGGAGAACAAGTATTACGCGGTTCTCGGCACCATCGGCGAGCTGACCTTCATCCAGTACTCGCAGCCCTACACCGTCGGCGGCGTGCGCAACAACTTCTGGCCGTCCATGGGCCTCGGGATCTTCGATCCCTTCGGTTTCATGGGCCACTTTGCTTACGGCGCCATCCTCGACAACGACGCTCTCCTTTCCATGGAGCGCTTCCCCGACATGTGGCGGGAACGGAACCCGTCGCGAACCATCGTCCAGACGCAGGCAGCGCCGCTTCCGATCGCCCCGGAGCCGGACGCCAGCCTGTTCGCGCTGGTCCGCTAATCCCCAACCCCGTGTTCGTCCGCATATCCGCCCGTTTCTCGCCGGCGGATATCGGGGACTTTGAAAGGACGCTCCGATGAGCAAGAAAACCGAGCAGTTCAATGTGACCGTCAAGGTCGGCAAGAAAACCTACAGGCCCGGCGAGCCGGTTCCGGTCGGTGCCGGCGGGATCACGGCCGAGGAAGCGGAAAATTTCCGCAAGAATTTCGGCGCCTTTACCGCCGACCCCGCTGCGAAGGCCAGCCCCGGCTCTATCGACCTCGACAAGCTTCGCGAGGGCCTGGAGAAGCTTTCAGCCGACAACGACAAGCTTTCGGCCGACAATGACCGACTGACGGCGGAGCGTGACAGCGCGATCGGTGATCGCAGCACGCTGCTGAAGCAGAACGAGCAGCTTGAGACCGACAATGCGACGCTGGCCGGCGAAGTCACCAAGCTCCAGGCCGAGATCGAAAAGCTCAAGGCTCCGAAATGACGACGCGTCCCGCCATGTTCGAAAGGATGGGGCCGAAGTTCGCCAAGGCCTTCGGCAATGCCGACGCCGTGTTCACGGTCGACGGCGTCGCGAGGCCTGCCGTGCGGGTCATCCTGCGAGTGTGGCGGGAAACCGACCTGGCGGAGGAGCAGGAGCAGGCCGTCGAAGGCACCACCCATCTGCTCGCCGTATCTGCCTCCGCGGTGCCCGGTCTCGCCAGCCAGCGCGACAGCGTGGCAATCGGCGGCGTCAGCTACCAGGTCATCAATATCGACGACGATGCGCGGGCCATGCTCCGCATCTCGCTTGCTGGAGATATCTGATCATGAGGACACAGGAACAGGAGCAGGCTCCGGCCGTTGCGGTAGACCCGATGGAGGAGCTCTGCCAGGCGCTGTTTTCGACGGAAGAGGGCGCAAAGAAGAAGGCCGCGCGCCAGACTGCCGGCGCCATGACGCAGCGGCCATGGCCGCAATTGCCGTCGCGGCTCCGCTCGGCGATCCGCTCCGACATCGGCCGCTTGCTCGACAATGGCAAGGCGCGCGGTCAGCTCATCGAGGCCGGCTATTCCGCGGGTATCGTGAACCAGGCGCTGCGCGACCTCGGGCGTTCGGTCGCCTGACATGGCGCATCTCCGCAGCCAGATCTTCGCGGCCGTCATTGCGCACCTCTCGGCCATTCCGGAGTTCTCCGGTGCTGACAAGGTGAAGCGCGGCCGCAAGGGGGCGATCCCGCAGGAGAAGCTGCCGGCGCTGACAGTCACCTGGGCCGACAGATCGGAGATCGTGATGCTCCGGCCCTCATCAGGGCCAGCCGGCGAGGACGGCTATGATCGCTCCTTGCCGCTCTCGATCGTCGTGCACCTGCGGGACGATGAGCCGGAAGAGGAATTCGACCGGCTTTGCGTGCTGATCGAGGCTGCGATGGCCTCGGACATCACTCTCGGCGGCCTCGCCATTGAGGCGCTGCTGCAGTCGGAACAGTACTTCGTCAACCCGCAGACCGGCATTTCCCTGCTTGCCGGTTCGCTCAACTACCAGATCGCCTACAAGACGCTCGCCGCCAATCCGGAACAGGCTGCGCTCTAAACGCTCTGCATGCCGTTATCCCAAAACCGCTGCACACTTTTGGGCGGCATGCAGTAGCGCCACCACTCCCACCAGCAAAAGAGGACTTTGCCATGGCTCTCGGCCGTCAGCTTACGCTTGCCCGCTCCGACGGTGCAGGCGCCTTCGTTTTGGCCTGCATCACCGAACAGCGATCCCTCGAGATCAACAACGAGGAAATCGATATCACCAAGCCGAGCTGCACCGATCCGGGCAGCAAGCTCACCCTGGCGCTGATGTATGGCATCCAGTCCATCCGTTTCAGCGGGCAGGGCGCTTTCGTCGACACCGTCACGATGAAGGCGGTAACCGCCGATGCGGTCAACCAGGTCATCACCGAGTATCAGGTCACCGTGCCCGGCGTCGGCACCTTCGAGGGCGACATGCTCGTCTCCATGACGTTCTCCGGCGACAAGACCAACGAGCTGCAGGCCGACATCCGCTGCGCCATGACCGGCGCTCTCACCTTCGTGCCGGCTGTCTAAGCGGAGAGTTCCATGCTGCCTGCCAACCCATTGCGCGGCGAGGCGGAGGTTCGCATCGGTGCGATCGACTTCCGCATCGCCGTCACTTTCTCCGGCCTCGCTCGTCTTTCCGACGCGATCGGCGCCCGCACGCTCGACGAGCTTTATGGTCGCCTCCTCGGCTTCGAGCCGAAGGCGGTCGCCTGCGCCGTCCGCTGCCTGATCGTCGCGGATGACGAGGATCAGATATCGGCGCTGTCGGCGAGGATCCTCGACGACGGCAATATCTCGGCCGCCGACCAGCTCGCCTGGCGCGAGGCTGTCGAAAAGGCGCTGTCGGCACACATTGCTGCCGGGACAATTCGGCGGGATGAGCGAACCGCGTCGCAGATCGCGGGAGACGCTGTCCTGGGAAAGCCCGTAAGCCCCTGCTGATCAAGGATCATCTCAGGTCGCTGTACCGTATCGCCACGAACCCGAAGATGCTCGGCTGGTCGCCGGAAATGTTCTGGAAGGCGACGGCGGCGGAATTCGAGATGACGCTGGAGGGGCTTTCCGGGAATGTCCGTGGCGGGCCGTTTATTTCGCGCGAGGAGGTCCGGCGCATTGCCGCAGAGCATGGCGTTCGCCCATCGCTGAAGGGCAGTCCGAACGCGAGGACGATCGGCAGTTGATCAGCTTGGTTTCACCTAGTCGTCAATCTTGGCAATAATGATGCCGAGCGCCGCGCCGACGACGCCGAGGCCGAAGGAAATGGCGCCGACAATCTCATTCATTGCAGATTTCGCTGCGAAAGCGACAAGTACGCCGCCGAATACCTGAAGAAGGCCTAACACAAAGATCGCGACCGCCACGTTTCCACTCCGCTGCTGTTGAACGCAACAAGTTGCACAGCGTGAGTGGAAGTCAACTGGTGGACGCGATCTTCTCCATAATTGAGGTCACCAATGAGCCGTCCCGACATTCCCGTCACGATCTCCGGTGATCCGAAGGGCTTCGAGTCCGCGCTTGCCCGGGTGCGGGCACTCTCGAAGTCGACGGCAACTGACGTCGTTGCATCCTTCGGCCGGATCAAGAACCTCGTGGCCGGCGGCGCCGGTCTCGTGACCGGGCTTGTCTCCGCCGCCAGCGTCACCGCATTGCGCGACGCAGCGAGCGCGATTGCCTCGATCGGCGACGAGGCGCGTCGGGCCGGCCTCGACGTCAAGAGCTTCCAGGAGCTGAAGTTCGTCGCCGAGCAGAACCGTGTCGGCGTCGACGCGCTGACCGACGGCATCAAGGAATTGAACCTTCGGGCCGACGAATTCATCGTCACCGGCGGCGGCTCGGCAGCAGAGGCCTTCCAGCGCCTCGGTTATTCCGCAGAAGATCTGAAACAGAAGCTCGAGGA